AGCGATTCGACCTCGCGCATCTGACCCGCAGCAAATGCAAACCGAGCGTCCTCGTTGACGGTCTGAAACCATGCGCTCGATAGCCACGTTGAATCATCGACCTCGGTGACCGGGATGTTCCCGATAATGAGCGCGGTCTGAGGGCTTATGATCAACTGCGGGACCGTATCGAAAAGCCCAGGAAGCGCGACCGCGGTCAAGGGGTCGACGATCTCGACCACGAGCCAGAACTGCTCGATGGCGTTGTCGAGATGGGTGTAATCGTACTCGCGCGTGGGCGGTCCCGCGTCGTCGAGCTCGATCGAAATGTCGTTCAGTGTCGGCTCAGCCTCGACTCGAAGCACATCGCCCAGGCTGACAACACCGGAGTGTTCGAACTCGATGAGTGCTTCGGTCGTCTCCGCGTCACGCTGGTTGTTGATGGCCGTAATTTCGAGCGCACCACAGAAAGGCACTGGCGCGCTCTGCCTGATGAGCGCGCCCGTTGTGTCCGGATCCCGCTCGAGCAGGCGATAGGAGGTGTGGTCCCATCGAACGCTTCCGCCAGACTCCGGACGCGAAGTCATCGCCACCAGACGAGATTCGAATGTCGTTCCGCCCTCCGGCGCGACTCGAGTGAAAACCGTCTCGTCTTCGTCGATGAACGACCATAGCCACATCGGCATCTCGCCGATGATCGGGTCAGCCTCGATGGGGTCGCCGAATCCAGTGTCATCCCCGCCATCCTCCGGCTCGTCTTGCCACTCCTCTCGCTCGCGGAACACGTCTTCGATGGCCTCAATGTGGACGCTGGGGTCTGCTGCACTCCCGAGCGAAATGTTGACCACGCGAAACACTTTATCGACGTCGGTGGACCACTCCGACCACTGGAAGCGGACCGGGTCGCCGCGTCGAAGGTCTTCCGCATCCGAGGCATAGGCCACGATGTCCATGGCTGCCCGAGCTCGCGTGATGCCTCGAAGGTCTCGGTGGGCAATCTGACGGATGGTCTCGCGTGCAACAACGCCCGGATATTTCAGCGTCTCGATGATGACGCGACCGCCACGCATCAGAATGGCTGCCTGATCATGCAGTGTGTAGGTGCGCTCGCGCATCTCCTGCATGTCGAAGTAGATGATGCTCATCGACGTGGGCAGGTCGTCGCTGGCCGGCGTGACGTACTTTTCTACGCTGACAACATTCGACTCGTCGAATGTTGTCAGCGTAGAAAGGGTCCAGTCCTCTCGAATCGGGCTGAGCTTCCACAGCGCTTCGGCCTCATCGTAGTAAACGACCGAGTCGGTCGTGCGCTCGACCTCTCGGATGATCTCACCGTGCTCGCTCTCCGAGTTCCAGACCATGGACATGCCGAGACTTTCGGCCCCGAAGAGGTCTGCGGCCGCCTCGAAGCTGGCTGAATCAACGCTCGACGTGTCGACGCCAATGCCCCATGCGCGATCGGTCAGAATCTCGTGCACGATGTGCGCCGGGTTCATATCGTTCCACCCGGCGTCCGTCACAATTTTCGCCTTGGATGGATACCACTGCGTGTCATCGAGACCGCGCCGGTCGATGCGCTGGGTGACGAATCGCCACGGGCGGAAAACGCTGCGCGTGCCGTGGTAAAAAGGCAGCCCAGGGTTGCCGATGTCCTCGAGCGGTGTGTCGCCTCCGCCGAAGAGCATAGAGGTCGTGATCCCGCGAAGGTTGCCAAGCTCGGCCTTGTCCCACTTTCCGACCAGAATCGCTTCAGCGAGCGTGTTTTCCCGGCCCCCGTCATCGAAGGCGACCTGGCCTGAGATGCCGTCACCCGTATAGCCGGGCGACTCGGTCGGTCCAGCGTGCACGCGAATCGGAACAATCTCCGGGCTGTTGAACAGCTGAGGTTTGTGGACCGTGATCTTGTCTTCGCCTCGGCCCGTGATACCGTCCGGCTCGAGGTCCGCAGCTGTGCCCACTGCGCGGTCAAGGTCTCCCGCCACCGGAATGCCGTCGACGTCGATGCGTGCAATCAGGTCGGCGCTTCCTGCACAGAGACCAAGAATCATGTTGGCTCTGAATCGCCAGGCTGCATCCGTCTTCACCACACGGTCGCCGAGACGCGTCTCCGCCGAGAGCTTGTGTCGCTCCAGGCCCAGCGCGATGTCACCAATGTGCAGCACATTCGGACTGCTAATCGGATAGGTCCCAAAAAGCACCGGAATCGGCTCCGACTCCGTTGTGGTCGGCAGCGATTTCGCCGGGTCGAACTGGGGCGGCTCGCGACGAGGAGACTCGGGCGTGTCCGCCATGGCATAGCTCACCGCCGCGCTGATGAGCGCGATCCCGATGTTGACTGCAATCGCTACCCACACCATTACGTCAGCTCCTCAGTAAATGGGTTCTTTTTGGCCACGCGGCCGAAGCCGCCGAAATTCGCGATGTTGCTAAACTTGTTGATGCAGTCGTCGGTGGTGTGCCTGCAGCCAGGATAGGCCTGGAGTGCGAGCCCGTTCGTAATCTCAAAAGGGAACGGACTGATGAGACGCACGTAGGCCTCTTTCGGCTCCGTTGCTACGGCGGTGTCCAGGTGGACTGCGATCTGACGGGCGTATTCTTTACCGCCATGCGTGACGACGATCGTGCCGCCGCCCAGGTAATTGTCTCCGAGACCTTCGAACGCACTGCTGAATATGTAGTCCTCGTAGTCCAGCGGCGCCGGGTCCGTGGTCACGGCCGCGAACCCCGACTCGACGAAGGCCGACTTGTCGACGGTGCACGCCGCACCATACAGACCATGTCGGCACCCGCGCTGATACCGCTGCTTCGGCCCCACCTGGGTGAGCAGAGCAGCTGGGTTCCGCACAACAAACTCGCAGCGCGTCGCGGTGAAGGTCGCCCCAGAAATCTGTCCGGCGTCGAGGATCTTCGAGGCGCTCGAAACACTGACGCTCGACGCACCGATGCTGTAGTCCTCACTCCGCCATGCGGTCACCCGCACCGGATGCTCAGGTGCGTTTGGCAACCAAAGCCCGGCGAGCGGGTGACTCGAAGGGATCACAATGGCGACCTCTTCGCGCTCAGGAGACTGCGACCGCTCGATTTCTCCGCGACCCACCGCAAGCGACAGGTAGCTATTCCCGTCATAGCTGGTCGTTAGGTCTGCGGACGAAACCCGGTCAATCGTCGACCAGGTGCCGTCGATGTCGCTTTGCTCAAAATGAAAGAATTCGATTCGCTGTGTCATTTACACCCCCGGCCAGGACGAGGGGAATTGTAGCGGATAGAACTCGAGATCGATACTCGCGGTGTCGGTCGATGTCCACTCGATGGAGTGCGCGTCGTTGGCTAGCCTCGAATAAACCAGCCAATCGACGGCGACTGGAGCCGTGGCGCCGAAAGCAGGATACGCATTCAGAAGCCAGTACTCGCCGCCTCCGATTGGAAGGCTTGGATGCGACTCGTCGGCGACATCGCCGATCGTATGGTAGCTGCGCGTGCCATCGGCGTAGTGGCCCACGACTGCGAAGCGTGCATCCGGAAGCGTATCGACCCATCCTGTATCGGAGACCACCCAGAAGTTCGTGCCGGAGTCTTCGGCGACTTCCTGAAGCCCGAGGTCGTGCCCGGCAGGCACAAAGAACGAGCCGTAGCGGCCGCGCTGCCTGTACAGAAATCGCCGCATCGACCAGATCTCTTCTCGTCCTATCAGCACAATCGTTTTGCGAATGGTCACACGTGGAATGCCGTCGACGTCGAAGAAGTCGATGTCTCCAAGCCCCGGGTCGAATTGCTCCACGCGGACGGCCAACGATTCGCCCTGGTCGCTCGCCTCGCGCCAGAACACCTCGACATCATCGGCACCACTGACCGGCTCAAGCGTCTCGAGATTGGAGTCGCGCGTGAGCGTCAGGTCGTCTTCGTCTCCATACCAGCGCGTCGAGTCGGTCTGAATCCACTCGGCCTCGGCGGTTCGAAGAAACGACGACCGCACGCCGAGCTCCATCGGGCCGGCAAGACGTACATTCATGAGCGGATAAACGACATCGCCAAGCGTGACCGTGACCGCACTGTCGAAGATGAGCAGGTCGGTCTGCGTGGGCGTGGCTTCTTCAATCTGCACCGTGCCATCTGCACTCACGATGGCGACGTCACCCGCGTCGAAACCGTAGAAGTCGGCGTTTTGCGCAAGTCGAAGCGTGTCACCAGCGACGGCCTCAGTTGGCTTCGTCGCACCCGGCAAGAATTTAATCTGCCCCTGTGTCTCGGAGTCGTGAAGCTCGCCGTCCTTCTTTACGCCGACGTGCATACCAGTGCGCACGGTCCGGCGCGGCGAGTTGCGCAGCGCAATCCGCTCTTCAGATTCACCGTCGCGAGCTCGCTTGACGTCGGTTCTCCATTGCAGCGTCTCGATGAAGCTCGAAGACCAATCGTGACGATCGTTGATCATCGCTGACCCCCGAACCTACGGACGACGTTCTGAATGATGCGCTCACCAGGACGGCTCGTGAGAAACGACTCCATCGCCTCTTCAGAAACAAAGTTCGCAACCGTGACGTTGCCGCCACCGCCACCGCCCGCCGTTGCCATGCCGCCCTGGGCGAAGTTCTGCGGCCCAGACATGCGATTGATTTGGTCGAGGGTCGAGACGCCCACCGAGCGGACGGCCTGAGCGCGCACCACATACTCGCCATCGGAAAGGCGCGCAGGGATCGAGTCACTTGTTGATGTGCCTGGGCCACGAACAAAACCGCCCGACGCAAACCCGGCACCGAGTGCGAGACCGGGGATTCCAGCATTTGGGCTGAAGAGTTTCTGAAGCAGACCCGCAGCAGCAGCTTCGAACGCCATTCGGCCCACGGCCTGGGCGAAGCTCGCCACCATCTGCTCGAGCGATTGTTCGAGAGGGTTGAAAAGCGCCGTCTCAAATTGCGAGAAAAGCGACTTGGCTGCGCCCTTGCCGAGGTCCTGCATCTGGTCGGAGAAACTCTTGACCTGCTCACCGCTCTCGTCGAACGAAATGGCGGCGTCTTTGGCCTCTTCTTTGACGTCGCGAAGTGGCGCGGTCGCCTGACGCATCGCCCGGACATAGGTCTCGGTGTCGACAGCGCCCTGGCTGAACAGCAAATTCAAGCGGTCCACTTCAATCTGCACATTCTCAAGTTCCGTGCGGGTGCTCGAGAAGACGCGACGGCCCTCGGCTCGAAGACCTTCGAGCCATTCCTCGTGTGCTTCAGCCGCCTGGCGGATTCGGTCACCCGTGCCAACAACCATTCGCCCGAACGCCCTCCAAGATTCGAGGACTGTGCCGTCAAGGGTGAACGCACTACCGTCGCCGGATCCGTCGCCGCCGCCGTCGCCATTGTTCATCACATCGCCCTGCTGGATGGGATTGAAAATCGAATCCCACTTGTCCACCAGGTCGCCGGCCTCCTTCTCAATCTCGTCAAATGTCTCGGTGAAAGCTCTTGCGATATTTCCAGTAGTCCGCTCCGCATTGGCTTCGATGTCCCCTAAGACATCCAGATTTTTAAGCTTCGTGAGGTCTCGGTCGACGATGGCCGAGAAAAACGCATCGATCACCTTTCCGGCGATATCGATGTTGTCCATCATCCCAACGAGTGCGGCAGCCATCACCTTGAACGGAAGCTCGACCATCGTCGCCCAGATCTTGAACGCCGAGATGATGGACTCCAGTGTTGCG